GGCCAGCAAAACATAGTGGGCGACGGGACATCTGGTGTCTACCTCTGGGGCGCACAACTCGAAGAAGGTTCCTTCCCAACCTCCTACATCCCCACGACCTCCAGCACCGTAACCCGTGCCGCTGATGTTGCGAGTATTACTGGGACGAACTTCAGCTCTTGGTATAACCAAAGTGAAGGGACGGTGTTTAGCATTTCTTCAAGCGTCACCAACCTGCAATCAAGCGCTGAAAGATACCCTTACAATATCTACCAAGACGGCAGCAACAGCCACGGTTTTGGATATAGGTCTGGCGGTTTTGATAACTTCGTACATAATACATTTGCAGGCGGTTCACGACAGTTTTCACCAGTAGATGCGGGCGACCCTACATATACAAACGATAAAACTGCTTACAGTTATTCAAATACTGGCGGTTCGACTGTGCATAACTCCCAAGAGTGGAGTAGTAGCACTTCTGATTTATCCGTAATTAATCCAACTATTCTTTATATTGGAGGTACTGGATACCTCAACGGCCACATCTCCCGCCTCGCCTACTACCCTTACCGCTTGGCTGATGCCACTTTACAGGAGATCACATCATGAGTTGGATTATTACTAGCGATCAGGTCAGCCCTCCTGGCGATGCTGCGATTACTTATGGCATTACAAATGCTGGTGGTGTTTTTAATCTAAGGTCTACTGGTACTGTTGATTACGAGATTGAATGGGGCGATGGTGCTGTTGAAAATAGCACGCTCAACACGTTGCCACATACTTATACAGCTGGTGATTATACGCTTGGTGTTTATAGTGATGGGGTTTATAGGCCGTACTTTAACCTCGTTACTACTGATGCAAGTCAGATCACGTCTGTTGTGGTTGGCCCAGGGGCTGATTTAGGAACGAACCTGGACAGTGCTTGGGAAGGTGCATCTAACATGACTTCATTTGTTTGTCCGTTTGATGTGACAAGTGGGGTTACAAGTTTTAAAGAGACTTGGGCGAGGGCCAATTTCACGAACTTTCCATTGATTAATACTTCTTCAGGGACAACCTTCTCCGCAGCTTGGTACCTCTGCACCAGCCTAACTAGCTTACCGTTAATTAATACTTCTTCAGGGACAACCTTCGCCTTTGCTTGGACCCTCTGCTCCAGCCTTGCTGACTTCCCCGCCAAGATGTTTGACACAACGGGAACACTTATTGCTGGTGCGTTTAACAGTACTTGGACCAACTGCGCCCTCACCGCACAATCAATCGAAAACATCCTTGTCAGTCTAGACACTAATGGTGCTTCTAATATCACTTTAGGTATCGACGGCGGTACTAACGCCGCCAAGACCACTTGGTCCGCTGCTGCCGTCACTGCTTACGACAACCTTATTGTCAAGGGTTGGACTATTTCCTTTAATGCTTAAATACTATGGGGCCACGCCGCTAGTATCAAAAAGGTAAAATGTCCGCCGCTTACTGGGCAAATCGCGAGAAATGGTGACTAAGTGACGTATTCAGTTCCCGGCCAAATCCGCACCCACCTTGTAAGTTCCAACACCCTCGGTGGAGCGGACAGTCCGTTCACCCGCACGCAAGCGGTGCTGGACATGATGAAGGGCTGGGAAATTATGAAGGCCGTCACCCTTGGGACGGAATATCTCCGCGAGAACAGCGAGGCGTTCTTACCAATTGAACCCCGCGAGGACTACACCGCCTATTTAGCGCGTGTAAACCGGGCGGTATTTTCCCCATTTACGCAGCGCCTGGTGCGTGCTGCTGCAGGACTAATTCTGCGCAAACCTATCAGCTTGGTAGGCGACCCATACTGGACGGATATTTTCGCAAAAGACGTTGATGGTTGCGGCTCAGATTTAGACGAGTACGCCCGCCGCCTGCTGCTGTGCTCACTAACTTACGGGCATTGTCATACACTAGTAGATTTTCCGGCTCCAACAGGTGCCCGCAGCCTTGCGGAAGAGCGCGAACTTAACCGCCGCCCGTACTGGATCGAGGTGGACCCAGACAACATTTACGGCTGGCGGTTGGACCGTGAGGTCAACTACGGCAACCTCGTACAGGTCCGCATCAAAGAAAAAGCAGTAGTCCCTGACGGCGAATTTGGCGAAAAAGTATATGACCAGATCCGTGTTATCGAGCCTGGGCAGTACCGCATTTACCGGCAGGTCGAAACCAAGAAGGACATGCAGGGAGGTTTCCCATATCCAAACGCTTTCGACGCAACAGATGCCACCTCGGACTATGAGCTAGTGGAATCAGGCGACTACAGCCTGGGCCAAATCCCACTTGTCACAACATATGCAGGCAAGGTTGACACCCTTACAAGTAAGCCGCCCTTACTTGACATTGCCTACTTAAACCTGGCACATTTTCAACGCCAAGCCGATTTAATCCACAGCCTGCACATCGCAAGCCAACCAATTCTTGTCCTTGAAGGCTGGGACGACCAATCCAAAGACGTAGCTGTAAGCGTCAACTACGCAATGGCAACCCAACCTGGCAACACAGTTTATTACGTGGAGCCAGCCGCGAACGCATTTGAAGCGCAGTCCAACGAAATCCGCGAGCTACAGATGCAAATGGCCACCCTTGGCATCAGCACACTTAGCCAACAAAAATTTGTTGCCGAATCCGCCGACGCCCGCCGCTTGGACCGTGTAGATACAAACTCAATGCTGTCGATGGTATCTCTCGATCTGGAACAGGCCCTACAAAAAGCTTTCAATTTAGCCGCCGACTATGTAGGAATCGCCCCACCGGAGGTAAGCATCAGCCGCGATTTTGACATTGATCGTTTAATCGGGCAGGACGTAACCGCGCTGACGGCATTGTTCGACCAAGGCGTACTGGGACGCGACGAGTTCCGCCAAATTTTGGTCCAAGGTGAAATCCTTCCTACCGCTAGTGAGGAACAAGGCGGTGAGACCGAAACTCAAGACACCGAGGAAGAATAACCGCATACTTACGAGTTCTTGTAAACTACACGAGTAGACTAAAGGAGTACATGGAGTACGCCTACATGGGCAAGTCCCTAGAAAAAGTTACCAAACCTGACGGTTCCGAAGTATGGGAACTTGTCGAGTTACGCGAACAGCAACCTGAACCCAAGGTATGCAAAGCTGTTCGTAAGCGCAAGCCATCAAAGCCTGCGGAAGACACCCCTACTACCACTTTTGACTTCTGACTATGGAAGAGCACGTCATCCAGGACACGCCCGTGGCGAGTTCTGACCAGCCCGTGGCTGCAGCCGACACCGCTCCACAGCAACCAGACCCTGCGCTTGCTGTCAAAGCCGAATACGAGACCCAGCTTGCCGCTTTAAAACAGCAAGCAACTGAAGCCGAGGAACGTTTCCAAGGCATCAAATCCAAGCTGGATGAGGTCTACAAAAAGCAGGACGACCAGCGCAAACAAACGCTGGAAGACCAAGGCCAATGGAAAGATCTTTGGGAAGAAGCTAATAAAAGCGCCCAAGAAAAGGACACGCAAATCAGCGCCTTGGAACGCCAACTGGCAGACCTAAGGGTCTCCAACGAAGAGGCATCCATGCGTACAAAAGCGTTATCCGCAATCAGCCAAGCCGGTGCCATCAACGCCGAGCAAATGCTTTTGCTGGTACAAAACAACCTGCACAAAAAGGACAACGGCGACGTTGTAATTTTGGATAAGGGTGTCGAACAAGATATTACTAACTACTTAGGCAATTTAAAGAACCCCGGTTCAGGTTTTGAGCACCACTTTAAGCCCAGCAGCGCCGCTGGCATGGGAGCCAAGCCGACACCAAATTCTGTTATTGCCCCTGGGATGCCCAATCCATTTAAGGCCGGTAGTATTAACATAACGAGACAAATGCAACTAAAAGCAGAGGAGCCCGAACTTGCAGCTGTGCTGGAACGTGAAGCTTCTTTGTAGCCCCGGTGGGGCGTGTCTCACCAAGTCCGTGGCTTGGACCCCGCACACACCTTTAACGTTGGTTTTCTAAGATGGCCGCACCATTTCAGAATTATTCCGGCGGTGTCCTACTCGCGGACATCGTAAAGAGGAATAATCTCAGCACCTATGTGTCTGAGGCAGTAAAAGAGCGCAGCTTGTTCATCAAGTCTGGCGCTGTTGTTCGTAATCCATTGCTGGATGCCCGCGAAGGCGGCACCCGCATTCAGGTGCCCGAATTTAATCCTGTATCTCCAACTGAGGAGATCATGGACGGTACAGCTACGTGGGGCACAAGCAGCGGTGGTTACCTGACTCCCCAAAAGATCGGCACCGGCACCCAGATTGCTTCCATTTGCCATCGCGGTTTCGCGTATGCAGTGGACGACATTGCGATGTTGGCGGCGGGTGAAGACCCAATGCTCCACATCCGCAACCAGCTTGCCGATGCAATCAACAAGCTGAACAGCGCCCGTCTGTTCTCACAACTTTCGGGTTTGTTTGGGACAGCATTGTCTGCCCATTCTTTGGACAAGGCAGTTGCTGCAACTTCAGGACAAACCGAAGCCAATTTCCTGACTGCGGCAAACGTAGCTGAAGCCCGTTCTGCACTCGGCGAGCGTGGCGATGAGCTGGACACCTTGATTGTCCACCCATCCGTTGGTTTCTACCTGTACCAAATTGGTCTTCTGACCTTTAGCACCTCCGCCTTGGCCGCTGCTGGCGCAGTGACCTGGGGCGGTGGCGGCGTCGGCGTCGGTGCTCGCAGCATCGGCGAGTTTGCAGGCTGCAACGTGATCATGGATCCACAGGTCAACACTGTGATCCCTGGAACGTCAGGCGACGTGAAGGAGTTCCGTTGCTACCTGATGCGCGGGGGTTCAATTCTGGAAGGCGTCCAGCAGGATCTGCGTATTGAAGCAGACCGCAACGTGCTCTCGAAGCAAGACGTGCTTTCTGTGGATTACCACACCGCGTATCACGTGATGGGCACCAAGTGGACCAGTGCTGGTGACAACCCCACCAACGGCACTCTGGCCACCGCTGGCAACTGGTCAGCCACCTACGACATCGACCTGATCCCAATGGTCGAGATGATCGTCAACAGCCCATTGGACACCAGCGCAATCGCGTGATACGTCCAGCAAAAGCTGATACTGCCCCGCTTCGGCGGGGTTTTTTATTGGGCTAAAATCAAAGAAAGTATCCCTGCAGTCTTGTGGCCGCAACAATTGATGCCACATTAAAGGGCGCAAATTCCAACAGCTTTGTGACGCTGGCGGAAGCAAACGCCTATTTCGAGACCGTTCCAAGTTCTTCAACTTGGGACGACAAAACTGACGACCAAAAGAACCGCGCCATCATCAGCGCAACCCGCTGGATCGACGTACTTAACTTTTACGGTGACCGTTGCGACAATGGCCAAGCACTGAGCTGGCCGCGCAACAACTACCACGTTGACCGGGTAGAACTTACATGTTCCACCATCCCAGCGGACATCAAATACGCCACCTACGAGCTGGCGCGTGCGTTAGCAAACGACACCGATGCCGTCACGGGTAACACGGGAACCGAAGGTTTGTATGAAGAAGTCGAGCTAGGTGAACTAAAGGTGAAGTACAACACAGATAGCCAGGCAACTGGATCTGTGAACAACATTTTTGATGTCTACCCTTGGTTGCAGTCCTACCTTGGGGCCTTCACCTTGGGCGGTTCTGGGGGTTATCAAGTGCGCGTTGTTAGAGGATGAAATGTCAAGAATAGACGACACGTTTTCGCCGATTCCAGCCCAAATCTTTAATGACTGGGGCCAGGACATTACGTACATCAAGACCACTACACCCCGCGCCTACGACCCCACCACAGGGGCTGTGACTGGAGCGGACACCAATGTGACGGTAAAGGGCATCATCAGCCGCCTTACCCCACGGGAATCGGAGGGCTTGTACCAAACCACGGACGTAAAAATTTTGATTGGTACGGCAGAGCTTGGCGATTATTACCCAACAGAAGCGGATCGTGTGCAGTATCCACAGGCAGGCGAAACCCGCGAAGCCAAGATCATCGACATTTTGACCTATCGCGGTGACAAGCCGGTGTACCACACCCTGATCGTGAGGCCACAGTAATGGCTAAGGATTACGAGCGGTTTTTAGTTGATATAGACCGTTGGGTAAACGGAATTTTGTCGACGGATATCCGTGAGGCTGCGGAACAAACAGTCAAAGAGCTACAAGAAGCCGGTCCAGTGTGGTCAGGGGAGTTTGCTAACTCTTGGGTTATCGAGACATCAGGAGGATCAAAATCTGGTGGTTCAGGCGCAAAAACAACCCCACAGCCTGTTGTTGGTCCTTTTTTGAGCGGCGCGGAACTCTACAGAAAGCCTGAAGTCAAGTACACGATTTACAACGTTGCGCGACATGCAGGCGTTGCCATTGACTACGAGCAAGGGAACTTTTTTCGCCCAAAAGCTTTTCCAACGCCGCTTCAAGAAAGCTTGAATCCAGACGCAATTGAATACGGTAAAAGAAGCGCAAACATTCGCGGTAATTTAGACAAATCCGGTAAAGGAAACACCAGTACCGCCCCATTGGACTGGTACGACAACTATTTAAAAGGTGGGGGTATCGATAGGACAATTAAAGTGGCAATGGATCGAGCCTTTAGGAAATTTCCGCGATGAACTACCAAGCGATCCGGGCATCAATGGAGAACCCGTTACTGACGGCGTTTAACAACCTGTCTCCCGCAGTACCGGTGTATTTCGACAACATCACTGCCGTACCACCAAATACAACCACCGAGTACGTCCGCGTCAACATCACGTTCGGTCTAACCAACGAACCAACGTTGACCTCAAGCGTGGATAATGCTCGTGGAGCGTTAGTGATCCGTTTGTTTACAGAAAAGGGGCGTGGTCCGGCCCGCAATCAAGAATTGGTAACAACTGCTGTGAACGTATTAGAGACTATTAACGACACGGCCAAAGCTACTACAGGTGTCTTCGTAAAAGTGGGAGAGATAAACGGCCCAACTTTTTCAGCTACTGATGAATCACCACATTTTGTAGGCCGCATTGACACAGGCTATGTAGCAACTGTGCTGACTTAAATAGTCGCTAACCTGTAAGAAGCCGGGCAGTGCCCGCAGAGACCCTTAATTTTTGGCGTACCAATGGCCACCACCGTTCTGTCCGGCACTTCAGGTGCCCTCTACTACAAACCTGCCGGTACTACAGATACGTTTGCCGAAACAGACGTAAATGTAGGTACTGACACGATCA